TTCGAGGTCCGCTCGCTCGAGTACCAAGGCGAGCGGGCTCTGCGATACCAGGGGCGCCGCTACGACATCATCCGAACCTACGACCGGGGCGAGATGACGGAGCTGGTGTGCGCGGCGGCGCAGGAGTGATGGCCCATGGAAATCCGTTTCGAGATGCAGGGCCATAAGGCGGTGTTGAGGGCCTTTGAGACCATGCGCCGCAACACGCAGCGGGCCACCGTCACCCGCGCGGCCCGCGTAGCGGCCAAGCGCATTGGTGAAGAAGCCCGGCGGCGGGCACCGCGGCACCCTGGCGGACCAAGCCACCCGGGGCAGGGGCACGCTTATCGCACCATCAAGTGGCTGCTGATGGAGAAGTGGCCTGACCGGGCGACGTTCGCCATCGGGGCCACGGACCACGGGTTCTACCTCAACTTCCATGAGACNGGGACCGTCAAGATGGCGGCCCGCCCCTGGTTGCGGCCGGCGCTGGACGCCGTTGGTGCCCGGGCCGTGCAGGACGCTGGTGACGTGTTCCGCGAGGCAGTGTTGCAGGCGGCCGCGAAAGCGAGGGGAAACCGGTGACGGAATCCGAGAAGAAGCTGGACCCCAAGACGGAGGCAGCAGTGGCCAAGTTACGGCACCTTGCGGACAAGCTGGCAAGCGGTGAGTGGCGGCTGGTTCGCGACGCCACCACGCTCCATCCGGGACGGCCGGAGCGTTACGTCATTGAGTACGANACCAGNCGGTGGTGATGCCATGGCGGTAGAAGTTGANGTGNTGGTCCGCCAGCGCCTGCTGGCCTCGCCGGAGGTGTCCGCCCTGGTCGGCACCCGGATTTTCCCGGTCGGCGGCCGGCCCGATGAGGGTCCGGAGGCGGCGCTGCCTGCTATCACGTACCAGCGGGTGTCCAACCGGCGCCTGACATCGCATGAGGGAAGTCTTGGGGCGTCGTTGCCGCTGGTGCAGCTCTCGTGCTGGGCCAAGACATGGTCCGAGGCGCGGGCGGTGGCCGCGGCTGTGCGGCGGGCATTGGACGGCTGGATCGACTACTCCAGCGATCCGCCGATCCACGGCGTGACCATCGAGGGCGACCTGGACGAGTACGACTCGGACGCCCGGGTGTACCACGTCCCGTTGACCGTCCGGGTGCGCGCTGGAGAGTGATGTCGTGAGGGTAGAGTTCGAGACGGCAAGAGGCCGGGTGGTTCCCGGCAAGGGCAGCCAAGTGGCTGCCTTTTTTGTTTCCCTTGAAGTCCATTCGGAGCAGTTGTCGGTTCCCGAGCGGGCTGAGCTAACGCAGCGGCTCACGACCCGCATCGCGGAGGTCATCGCCGAGGAGTTCGGCGGCGAGGAAATCGAGGTAAGGAGGCCGAGAGAATAAATGTCTAAGCATGCGGGTTTTGGTGCACAAATCTATTTGGTGGAGGGCAGCATGAAGACGCTCATTCCCGGCCTTCGGGGCGACCCTGTTCTGGCCGAGGAGCAGGCCGAGCAGATTGAGGTGACTGCCCACGATTCGCCGGGGGGCCGCCGGGAGTACATCGGCGGTCTCATCGACACCGTGGAGAGGACGCTGGAGTTTTATTACGACCCCGATGAGTCGACTCACCAGAAGCTTCGTCAATCGGTGCGGCAAACGCTCACTTTCGAGGTCGATCATCCCGCGTTCACTCAGCCCGAGCGGTTCGAGGCTGTGGTTATGAACGCGCGGGTCACGGCGGAGCTTGAGGGCGGCCTAGTCCTCAGCGTGACTCTCAAGCCTACGGGCGAGCAGACTCCTGTCGAGGATTAAGACGGGGCGGCCACGGTGCCGCCCCCCATCATTTGACGGAGGGATACCATGGCAAATCGTCAGCGGGGCTATGTGCCCATCGAAATCGGCGGCGAGACGTATCAGCTGCGCTACGACTTCAACGCACTGGCGCAGCTGGACCAGCGGCTCGGGCAGAGCTTCTTCAAGGTACTGAGCGAGGGTAACATTGGCTTCCACGTTATTCGCGAAGCCCTGATCGCCGGGTTATCCAACCCGGCCAATGGACGTGGTGCGGCGACTAAGGCGATCCAGCAGCTCGAGGTCGCCAAGGTCGACTACTACATTGACAAGATTTTCGAGGGCCTGGAGGCGGCGGGGCTTATCAAGCCCAAGGACGCCGAGGACGAGGCCGACGCCGGCGAGGATGACGAGGGGGAAGCGTAGAGCCCCCGGAGGGGCAGAGCCTGCCCTACGACGAGTACCAGCGGCTGTGCTGGGAGCATGACATCCCTCTCGATGTGTTTTGGAGCATGACTTGGCGGGAATTTAAGCTGGCGCTGGAGGGCCGGCGCCGGCGGTATGACCGTCTGATGGAAGCGCTGGCCTGGCACGCGGCCAACATCATCAACCACCGGACGCCCGCCTTCGGCGAGGACGTGCGGAAGCGCAAGATGCTCACCCCGCAGCAGCTGCTTGGACGAGACAACGGGCCGAGGTCGGCAGAAGCCAGCGCCCGTATCTGGCGAGAGTTCATTAGGCCGTTCAAGGAGCAAAGGGCGAAGGGGATTTAACCCTTCGCCCTTACTAGTGCCCGAAAGGAGGAGCGCATCGTGGCGACCATTGCAAACCTGCAAATCGACCTATCCGCCCGCACTGCGCGCTTCTCCGAAGGACTCCAGCGCGCTCAGCAGCGCGTCCAGCAGTTCAGCCAGCGCGTGCAGGTTGATCTCCAGCGTGTGACACGGGCTGGTCAGAGGGCGGCGCTGGTATTTTCCGGCATGACGGCAGCTCTCACTCTGGTCACCAAGCGGGCCGCCGATTATGCCAGCACCATGGACAAGGTGGCTTCACAGACGGGCATCGCCGTCGAGCAGATGCAAGAACTCGCATTTGCCGCGAGCCAGAGCAACGCGGATCTCGCGTCATTGGAGAGCGGCCTGCGGGCGTTCGTGCGGCGCACCGCTGAGGCGGCCGCGGGCAATACCAGCTTCCTTAAAGGCTTCGAGCGCCTGGGCTTCACGCAGGAACAGGTGCGCGCCGGGCTCCAGGACATCGACGGCTTCCTGATGCAGGTGGCTGACCGGGTAGCCGAGCTGGGCACGACTGCCGAGCAGTCCGCGGTGCTGATGACCATCATGGGCGACGCGGGNCGNCGCTTGGTGCCNTTCATGGCNCAGGGTGCCCGGGGCATCCGCGAGCTGCGNGAGCAGGCCCGCGAACTCGGGCTAGTCATGGACGAACAGGCTGTTCGACGTCTCGCGGCGTTTAACGACCGCATGGCCGTCCTCCAGGAGCGCACGGCGGCCNCCAGCCGCGAGATGGCTGTATGGTTCCTGCCCGTCATGGAGGCGGGTGTCGGGCTATTNGAGGACATCATCGGTGCCATTCAGGACATCGACCCGGCCCTNCGCGCCCACGCGGTGCGGTGGACGGTTGTAGTTGGGGCCGTGCTTGGTGCTGTCGGTGTCCTTGGCGTCCTAGGCACCGCGGTGTCGCAGGCGGGGGCACTACTCGGCGCCTTCGGGCGACTCTTGAGCCTGGTCTTTTCTCCTATCGTCATTTATTCGGCGCTGGCCATCGGTGCCATTGCCCTGTTCCGGNCGGCGTGGGAGAACGACTGGCTGGGCATCCGCACGGCGGCGACCGACGCCTGGGACAACTACATCAAGCCNGTCTGGGAGCGGCTCAAGGACCGCTGGGAGTGGGCCATCGACATCGCCGGCAACGCCTGGGACTGGCTGACCAACACCACNTGGGCCGAGAAGGTCGAGGACATCAAGCGATGGCTCACGGACGGTTGGCGCTGGGCCGTGGACATCGCCGGGACCGCCTGGGACTGGCTCATCAACACGTCCTGGGCGGACAAAATCGAGGACGTTCGCGGTTGGCTGAACAGCGCATGGGATTGGACCATNAATCGTCTGGGCGACGCCTGGACGTGGATCGAGGTCAACCTGCCGTCGGTGGCGGCGGTCGTTGAGACCCTGCATGGGTTGATCACGGCCGGCTGGGATTGGACCATCCGCAAGGCCGGCGACGCGTGGGAGTGGCTTGAGCGGGGCCTCCCTGAGGAGTTGCGTGAGTTGGGGGCAGCCGTCCTAACTGTCGTGTTCCAGCCGTTCGGCGACCTCTACGAGGCGATCAAGCGTGGCCTGGAGACGGGCGACTGGTCGGGCGTGTGGGGCGCTGCGGCTGATGTGTGGCGCCGTGGCATCCAGATCGCCGTTGGCCTGACGCTGGCGACCAGGACCGTACAGATGGTGCTCAACGCGATCCGCAGTGGCCTTGGGTTGGCTGCNACTAGCGTTGCGGCAGGCATCGCCCGCATGGGCGCTCCTGGGGTGCTTGGGGCGTTGAGCATCCTGGTGTCGCTGGCCGAGGCCAGGGAGCAGGGGGACTACCGCAAATTCGGCGAGGACCTGATTGCTGCTCTGGCAGCCGGCATCGGTATCGGCGCGTTTACCGGCAGCCCATATGTGGGGGCTCTGGCCTTTACGATTGTGCTCAACTTTGAGATCGGCTCGTGGATCGGGGACAAACTCCGCGAGCTCGGTCAGAAACTCGAACAATCGGAGTGGTTCCAGGAGCTCCGTGCCGTCTTCGGTGGTGGTCCGACGTACGAGGGCCGCGTGCTTATACAAATGGCCGAGGGCACGGCTCCGACGTTTGCGGACCGGGAGACGTACATCATGGCGCCGCCGGAGCGGACGTGGTGGGATCGCGTCCGCATTTGGTGGGCTAATACCATGTTGGGGCGCCTGCTGACCCGTGACGGCGGACGTCTCGCGCCCATCGACGTGCCTGTGAGGTTGACTATCGAGGACGTGCTCGGCATCGAGGGGCTGGAGCGCATTCTCGATGCGATTTACATCGCCGAGGGTGGTGCGGCGGCGCGTGTCCCATAT